CTTAACGAGGACGACGAAGAAATTGAACTCGACGAAGAAGCGTTGCGCGAGATCCTCGACGAGGAAATCGATCTTTCTGCCCTTACGGGGGATGAAGATACCGAGGAAGAAGAAGCTGAAGCCGCAGAAACCAAGGCCGAAGAGGCTCCCCCTGTCGAGGAGAGTGCGGACAACGGCGAAGCCGATCTTACCGAAGACGCGGCTGAAGAAGAAGCGCAAGAAACTGATGAGTCTAGAACAGAGTTCAGCGGCGCCGGCCATGGCGGCGGAGAAACCGGGAGACTCGCACCCGCCCCCGGCACCGAGAAAAAGGATGTAAAGCAGTCAAAGAAGCGTTTCGAAGAAAACCGCTCTCAAGCCAAAGAGAACCGCTCCCTCCTTAAAGAACAAAAGAAATTAGGCAGCAAAGTCCGACTATTAGAGGAAAAACTCGATAAGTACGGCACAGTCATACTCCAGCTTAAAGAAAAGTTGGAAGACAGCAATCTGGTTAACGCCCGATTGCTGTATCAGAATCGTGTTTTGAATAGCGTCTCGTTGAATGAGCGACAAAAAGATAGAATTGTCGAAGCGATATCAAACGCCAAAAGTGTTGAAGAAGCAAGAATTGTTTTCGAAACGCTTCAGAGTGCAGTGGGGTCAACATCTAAAAGAAAAAGACCAGAATCACTGAACGAAGTGGTCACTAGAAGTTCTTCAGCCTTTATCCCTCGTAAAGAGGAAACTAAAAAAGATAGCTCTTTTGCGAATCGCATGCGTACCCTCGCAGGCATTCCAACAGAGTAATAAAAACTTATATAAAGGAGAAAAACAATGTCTATTTTAGATAAATTGACAGAAGGTATCGTTAACCGCGACATGCGTCATGAAGGCGCAGCGCTGCTCTCGAAGTGGGAGCAAACGGGACTTCTGGAAGGTATTCAAAACGATAATACCAAAAACTGCATGGCTCGCCTTTTGGAGAACCAAGCTAAAGAGCTTCTTCGTGAAGCTGCCTCCACGATGCAAGGTGGAGATGTTGAGGGCTTCGCGGCCGTCGCATTCCCCATTGTTCGTCGTGTATTCGGTTCGTTGATCGCCAATGAACTGGTTTCTGTTCAACCGATGAGTTTGCCCTCGGGCCTCATCTTCTTCCTGGACTTCACCTTTGGTGGGTCCGCCACAGGTTCCAATCGCTTGGGATTCAACGATGGCACCTCGCTGTATGGCGGTGGTAAAGTTGGTTCCGGTATCACAGGCGGTGTTGACTTGGGCGGTTCGGAAGGTACAGCCGGCGGCCAGTTCTACAACTTGGTCAACGGTTATTCCTCCCCCACAGGCTCATTGGGTCTTTCCAGCGCAGTAGTCGTTTCTTCCGGTAACTTCGGTGCTGGCGGAACAGTGACTGACGAAGACTCCGGCGGCTGGGGCGGTGTGACCCAGGCGGCATTGAATGAAGTTATGCGCTTTGACCCCGACTTGACATCCGGTTCTATTTGGGTGATGGCAGAGGTTAACCTGTCTTCCGGATCTGCTGGTATTTCTGCCGGCGGTTCTTTGGATTACGATAACCTTGCAGCAATTGCATTGAATACGGGCAGCGTTGGCGTCCATGGTATGACCTTGCTTCGTCGTTTGAGCCAGTTGAGTCAAAGTGCCGACAGCAACACGGTCAGTCAGACCAACGTGCGTTTGGTATTCGCTAACACTGGTACTCTTGACGGCGGCCAAACCGCAGGTCAGGCGGGCGATCAGATTGCAATGTGTACTATTTCTTACCCCATTGTTGACAACTTCATGGACACCGGCGGCACTGATTCCGTTGGTTCCGTTGTCGGCGCAACAGCCTGGGGTCTGGAAAATGATGCGGACATCCCCGAAATTAACTTGAAAGTGGATTCCACTTCGGTTACGGCGATGACCAAAAAGTTGAAAGCTAAGTGGACACCAGAACTTGGTCAAGACCTTAACGCTTACCACAACCTTGATGCAGAGGTTGAGCTTACGTCCATTCTCTCCGAGCAAATTGCTCTTGAGATTGATCGTGAGATCGTTGAAGACTTGGTTAAAGGTTCCCGCGCTGCAACTTATTACTGGTCACGTTCCCCGGGTCTGTTCGTGGATCGCGAGACCGGCGCAGAGGTTGGCGCCAACACAGCGGCACCCGACTTCACCGGTACCGTATCCGAGTGGTATGAGACCCTGCTAGAGACCGTTAATGACGTTTCGGCAGCTATCCACCGCAAAACGCTTCGCGGAGGCGCTAACTTTATTGTTACGTCCCCAGAGGTTGCTAATATTCTTGAGTTCACCGCAGGCTTCCGAGCCAACGTATCGGTCGATGACAACAAAGGCATCGCCGGAACCCAAAATATTGGTAGCATCAGCAAGCGTTATGACGTGTTTGTTGATCCGTACTTCCCGCGCAACTTAGTGCTCGTGGGTCGTAAGGGCAACAGCTTCCTTGAGAGCGGTTATGTATACGCTCCTTATGTGCCATTGCAAGTCACCCCGACCATTTTTGGAACGGAAGACTTCGTGCCGCGTAAAGGCGTAATGACCCGCTATGCTAAGAAAATGGTTCGACCTGATATGTATGGTCTTGTCATTGTTCGCGGCCTCATGGGTGAGTCTGGTGCTTAAGCCGGTTAGTTAAAAACTAAGTTGAAAGGCTCCAATTCTTTATTGAGTTGGGGCTTTTCTTTTACTTGCTCAAAAACTATTTTATTTTAAAATCCTTTATTGCTCAAAAATGGCGCGCCCCATTTTTTTTGAGATTTGAGATTTTACACTATTTACATTAAACCCAGAAGGAGACTTATCATGGGACGAAAAAAGAAAAGAATCCGCCTCCTCGCGCGCGCTGCGGAACAGGCAACAAAAACCTCGGCCACTGCTGCCCCCACCGCCGCGCAAGCGACACCAGAGCCTCCTATAAAGGAAGCACCCAAGGCCAAAAAGCGCAATCCCTTTAAAAATTTAGCTAAGAAAACAACGACTAACAAGACAGATAAAGAGTAATTCGCCTTTTAAAGTCGTAATCGACTAATTATGGTAGGAGATTATATTGAATGGCGTTCCCTACTTTAACCCCCTCATCCAGAACCAGCGCGGTCACACTACCATCCGCCAGTCTGCCAAGTGAGGCGGCCGCCGCGTCGTTTCCTTTTACCGTTTACACGTCTGATCAATACTTTTTATCAGGCGCCTCGGATCAGGTGGCGTATACTTATCGCAAATTAGGCGGCGATGTACTCGACATCGAGTTAACCAAGGAGCAGGTCTATGCGGCATACCAAGAGGCTGTCTTAGAGTATTCTTATATCCTTAACATCCACCAAGCGAAGAACAGCTTGGGTGATTATTTAGGTTCCAAAACAGGCTCTTTTGATGAAGAGGGACAATTGCAAAGCACAGCCAGCCTGCAAGATGTCGCTTTAAAATTTCCCAAGTTTAAATTTGAATATATACGTCGCATCGCATATGGCTATTCAACCGAAGCCGGTTTCGGCGGCGACACTCGCATCTATTCTGCTAGCTTCAACACCACAGCTAGCGTCCAGGACTACGATCTTCAGTCGATAATCTCATCTTCGGCCGCAAACGACACCAATAGCCCCTTTTACGGCGCCGTCGAGGACCAAAGAGTAATCGTAAGCAAAGTGTTTTACAAGACGCCCAATGCAATGTGGCGCTTTTACGGTTATTACGGGGGCCTCAACACCGTAGGCGATTTGGCCAGTTATGGCCAATATGCTGATGATAGCACCTTCCAGTTGGTACCAACCTGGCAGAATAAAGCGCAGGCCATGGCCTTTGAAGACGCTATTTATACACGAAACAGCCAGTGGTCCTATGAACTAAAAGACAACCGTCTGCGGCTTTATCCCGAGTCCAAGCGGAATATAATGCCTTCGAAAATGTGGATTGAGTTTTTTGTGGATACGGATACTCCATGGGTCGCCGATGAAACCGGTAAAACCGGGGTTGACGGCATTAATAATATTAATGCGCTGCCTTTCGAGAACACACCTTACCAAAATATTAATTCGATTGGCAAACAGTGGATCCGTCGCTTTACATTAGCGGTTTGCAAGGAAATGCTAGGAAATATTCGTAGCAAATTTGCAACCATCCCGATACCCGGAGATTCAGTGACTCTGGATGGGCCCGCATTGCTGACTCAAGGGAAAACCGAACAAGAAAAATTGCGAGAAGAACTTAAAACCATCCTCGATGAGCTTACCTATACCAAGGTGGCACAGGGGGATGCAGATTTATCAGATGCCGTCAACAAAGTGCAAGAGAAGATTCCACTCTTGATTTTTACGGGATAAGTGAACTATGTCTGATGAGAATAAATGGAAACAACCTGCGAGTCCACCACCACCTCTCTTTCTAGGTGAAAAAGAGCGCGATCTTGTAAAACAAGTTAACGATGAATTGGTGGAACGCGTAATTGGCCAAGAGGTCATATATTACCCTATTAGTCTAGAAGAAACGCGCTTTCACCCTCTTTATGGGGAAGCGCTCATAAAAAGCTTTTTGCCGCCTATAAGGGTATACGCTCTAGTAGAATGGGGGGGATACGCCACCCGGATTAGCGGTCTCGGCGTCGACAAACGCTTATCTATTACGGTAAAGTTTCACCGCCGGCGGTTAACCGAAGACCAAGACCTATATATTCGAGAGGGTGATTTTGTGAGATATGGGGACGATTTATTTGAGATCGCCACTATCGATTACCCAAAACAGATTTTTGGCCAAGGCTGGGCCGGCTGGGAAAGAATATTTGAAGCGGAAGCTTCGTGCATTAAGGCACGGGAGGGGTTGTTCGATGCCACCTGACGATAACGATTATACGAAAATCACGGATACCAATGCAATTATAAGCGTCAAAGAGATCCAGCCATCCTCGCTAGAGACGGTTGACTTCGCGTTTTATGATTTTATGAACGACACCATGAACTTGCGCGCCCACACCAACAAAGGGTGGAAGGAAGTGCCGATTGTATGGTCGACTCCAGAGCGCGCCTTCCTGTCAAAACACAAAGGCGAGCCCCCTTTGTTTGACACCGACAACACGGTTATATATCCTATTATAACCATTGAGCGCATGTCTGTTACAAAGGACACTAACCGAAAGGGCGCTTATTGGGGAGCCTCTTCTAACCTTGTTGACCCGGTGCGCGGTGGTCGCATCACTCTGGCTCGAAAGATTAAAGCCGATAAAACGAATAATTTTGCAATCGCCGATAATATTAAAGAATGGCTTGATATCTCCGGGAGTGATGCCGGCGGCGTAGGGAACATAACAACACGAACTCCTGGCCGCCAAGCCTACTACCCGATTAAAGATAACAAAAAAGTGGTCTATGAGACGATCACAATGCCCATCCCCGTATACCTCTCTATGAAATATACGGTGACAATCACCACGGAATATGCCCAACAGATGAACGAACTGCTTTCCCCCTTCGCGACTTTAGGCGGCCACATCAATTCCTTTTCGATCAAAAGAGACGGCCACCGATTTGAGACGTTCTTGCAGGGGGATTTTGGTACCACAAGCAACGTATCCGACATGGGCAATGACGAAAGGAAATTTGAGGCGAAGTTGAATTTTGAAGTGTTGGGTTATGTTATTGGAGAGGCCCCTAATGGCGAGAGGCCAAAGCTTGTGAAGCGGCAAAACGCAGTGGAGGTTAAAATCCCACGTGAACGCGTTATTTTGGGCGATATTCCCGATTACATTGATAATCGAGGCTTTTACAGGGACTAACAACTAATTAATAAAGAAACTTTTCCACAATTACAAGGAGAATAGCGAATGTCTGTCGATAGATTTAAATTTATTTCACCCGGTGTTTTTGTTAACGAGATTGACAACACTGGAAGATCCGCCGAGCCGGCTGATGTAGGCCCCGTTTTGATTGGTCGATCTGAAAAAGGTCCCATTCTTAGACCAACTCGGGTTAAGGATTTTGCCGAATTCATCACAGAATTTGGTATGCCTATTCCCGGAGGCGACGGAAAAGATGTTTCACGGAATGGAAACTACATTTCTCCCACTTATGCGGCATATGCAGCGCAGGCATGGATGAGAAATAACTCCCCTATCACATATGTTCGCTTGGGCGGCCAAGCTTCGGAGGTAGCCACCGCGGATGACGCCGGCGCGCTAGCCGGATGGACCACCACGGTTCTTTCAGCTAGTTCGGGCGGCACGGCGGGAGGAGAGATTGCCAATAATGGCGGCGCCTACGGTCTGTTTGTCGCAGTGAGCGAATCAGCCCCCGCCTCCAACCCTGTAACGGGTACTCTGGCGGCAGTGTGGTACATGAATTCGGGTTCGGCCATCGGCCTCTCCGGAACCTTTGTGGACAATAACAACCCCACCGTACAGGTAGGGTCGAGCATAGCCTTCCGGAGTATCTCCGGTCAAGAGTTCAAAGTTCAGATCAAAGATGAGAGTAATAATACTATTATTGACACCGCCTTCGACTTTAGCGAGACCAGCGATAAGTTTGCACGGAAGGTCTTTAACACTAATCCCACTTTGACCAACAGCAGCGTGACATCAGACTCTCAGCTTGAAAAATATTGGCTTGGGGAGACCTTCGAAGGGAATGTCAATCAAATCCTCGGCACCAGCACAAATACGCTGGGAGCCATCCTTCCCCTGATTAGTGGATCCAAAGGCGACGCCGGCTTTTTCGCAGACCGACGCAAGGATTATCAAGAAGCAAAAACCGGCTGGTTTATTGCGCAAGATATGACTCAAGGTACTGCCACGGGTAGCTTCCTGGCAGACGCGATGCCAAAGCTTTTCCGGGTGGTCGCCAAAAACGCCGGCTCATGGTCTTCGCGCAATCTCAAGATTTGTATCCAAGACCTTAAAAGGTCAGCGAACTCTTATCAAGACTATGGCAGCTTTACACTAGCTATTCGTAAAATGTCGGATACCGATAATCGAGTAGAGTACTTAGAGCAGTGGACGAATCTGAATTTAAATCCCAATTCTGAGAATTATATTGCTCGCCGCATTGGCGATAAGAACCAGACGTGGGACAACACTAACCGTCGATATAAAGACTTTGGAAATTATACAAATAACTCTAAATACATTCGTATCCAGATGAATACCGCGGTAGACAAGGGCGACACAGATGCGGCATATCTGCCGTTTGGCGTCCTCGGACCTTTGCGCTACAACTCTTTTGCGGATGATGCATCCGGATGCATGGCCACCACGATGGTTTCCGGTAATCTTGATGACCTGGGGTTTCTCACCCCAGAGGACATCGCACCTACCTTGATTACTGGGAGCACAGGATACATTAAGTATGACTGGCCAAAGCTGCGCCTCCGCATTTCCGCTTCGGAAGGCGACCCGACCGATCCTAGAAATGTTTGGTTCGGCGTGGACCCAACCTTCAACAGCACTCGCTTGAATAGAAGTGTCTTGGACATTTTGCGCCCCATGGCTCGTCTCACCGACGATTTTACGGCGGATGTTTCGACAACCACCTCTTTCGTTTTTACTTTGGACGACATGTGCAACACAGACAACACAGGAGCGCTCACGGGCTCTAATGTCTACATCTCGGGTTCGCGGTCCACAGCTTCCGAGTCCCGGAATACCAATTACGGTTATATCCGCGGATCCGGCTCTTATGTCCGCGTTATTGAAGACGCGGGCTGCGACCGATTTACTACGGTCTTGTTTGGTGGCCACGATGGCCTCAACATTAAGGAGGCGACACCCCTCAGAACAGTTAATCAGAATACTACCGATGACCCGGCCACGGATTACATGTTCAACTCGTGCCAAGTCGCCATCGATAGCTTGAGAGATCCTGAAGTAGTAGAATATAACCTGGCCGCGATGCCTGGTATTATCAACAACACTCTTAATCGCTCCTTGGTGGACATGTGCGAGCAGCGCGGCGATTCATTGGCAGTCATTGATATTAAAAATGGGTATACGCCCAAATATGAATCAACGGCGGCCGAATCCTCTCGCCTAGGTAATGTGGATCAGGCCATTACCAATATGAGAAACAACTTGGCTCTTAATTCGAGCTACGGTTGCACATACTACCCATGGGTGCAGATACGGGATACCAATACCGGTCAATTGATTTGGACACCCCCCTCGATCGCCGCAATCGGAGCAATGTCCTATTCGCAGAAATCGTCGGAATTGTGGTTCGCACCGGCAGGTTTTACTCGCGGTGGTCTTTCTCTAGGCAACGCGGGCGTCCCGGTTGCGTCAGTTCGCCAGCGCTTAACCTCGAAACAGCGCGACAAGCTGTATGACGCGAACATTAACCCAATTGCTCAGTTCCCGGCCGAAGGCATCGTTATCTTCGGGCAAAAGACTTTGCAAGCGACCCCATCGGCCCTCGACCGAATTAACGTTCGCAGGCTGCTGATTTACTTGAAGCGCCAAATTTCACGATTTGCAGCCACAGTACTCTTTGATCAGAATGTGCGCTCAACGTGGAATCGTTTTAAAGGCCGCGTAGAGCCGTTCCTGGCGAGCGTCCAGGCCGGTCTTGGAATTACCAAGTTTAAATTGGTTCTTGACGAGACCACAACAACAGAAGATCTAATTGACCGTAACATCATGTACGCGAAGATCTTCATCAAGCCCGCGCGCGCAATTGAATTTATTGCGCTAGACTTTATCTTGACAGATGATGGCGCGGCATTTGAAGACTAAAAAATAATCTAGGAAACTAGTTAACTTTAAGGAGATAAAAAACATGGCTTTTTGGAGCGTCGGCAGCACAGAACCTAAACGAGCATTTAGGTGGACATTTACTTTGGGAACAGGCCTCGCAGGGGCAACCATTCAAACTTACTTCTGCAAATCTGTAACGAAACCTTCTTTTGCGGTCAGCAGCGTACCCCACCAATTTGTGCAACATACTTTTCATTATCCTGGAAGATTAACTTGGAACCCTGTTGATGTAACCTTCGTGGATCCCGTAGATCCGGATACCTCGACCATCCTGGCAAATATTGTGGCCGATTCTGGATATCGCATCCCGTCCGACCCGCAAGTCGCCCTGGAATCGATGAGCAAAGGCTCATTCATCAGCAATGTGGGAACCCCTACTATTCAGCAAATCGATTCGGAAGGAATTCCTATCGAGACGTGGACTCTCAACAATGCCTTCGTCACGAGCTTGGCATTCGGCGACCTTAGCTATGAGAGTGAAGAGTTGGTGGTAATTTCCATGACTTTACAGTATGACTTCGCGACACTGACAGGCACAAGCACCCAGTCTAGCCTCCAAAGCTAAGTTGATATAAAATTACAAAATGGCATTTTGGTCCGACGGCAGCATATCCCCTAAATTATCTTTTCAGTGGCTTCTGACATTAGGAAGCTCCGAAGCACCCATAGCAAACTATACTTTAAGATCTTTTCAGAAGCCCTCCTTTCAACTCGCGGTGAGCGAATATTTAAATATCAATGATTTGGCCTACAAACCTGGCGTGCTCCAGTGGAATCCCATCGAAATTAATTTGGTTGATGCCGAAGGAACTTTTGAGAATAACACGGCCATTCTTTATGATATTATGAAGAAATCGGGCTATGTAAGAGACATGCAGACGGGGCGCACACCAGCCACTGCAATTGTAAAAAAAGAGAATTCGGCACTCATCGGATCTGGCGATTCGGACTACGGCGGTCAGATCATTTTTGATCAAATAGACTCCCATGGACTTACATATGAACAGTGGATTCTGTGGAACCCCTTCATCAGCAGCATTAATTTTGGTCAAGCTAGTTATGCTACGGATGAGATAATGACCATTAATGCGCGGATCTACTATGACTTCGCTGAATATCGAAAACTCGGATAAATTAATTTAAGACAAAGATCAGATAATGTTATAATGATACTTACCCACAAGAGAGGTTAAAATGGCTAGATCAAACAAAACAAGATTTCAGGGCCCCCCAGGGGACGCCCCTAACCCGGCGGCGCCCCCAGAAAACGCACCGGATGCAGCAGCAATGCTTCAGTTCATTGTTCCGACCGAAGTGGTAGACTTGCCCAGCAAAGGCGCATTCTACGCGGAAGGTCACCCGCTGCACCAGTCGGATACCATCGAGATACGCCACATGACAGCGAAGGAAGAAGATATTCTCACTTCCGCAACTCTTCTCAAAAAAGGCGTTGCCCTCGATAAGATGTTGCAAAGCGTTATTGTCGACAAAAACATCAAGGTAGAAGATCTTTTGGTGGGGGATAAGAATGCTCTCCTTGTTCATTCACGAATCTTCGGCTACGGTCCCGATTATACTACCAATATTGGCTGCGACGCTTGTGGTGCGCCCTATGAAAACACGTTTAACCTGGACAATGTCGGAATTAAAGAAATCGGCGATGTCCTAGACAAATACGGCATTCAAACAACTGAAGCGCACACATTCACCTTCCAATTGCCCAAATCTAAATACGAGGTGGAATATCGTCTCCTCACCACGCGCGATGAAAACGACGCAGCCCGTAGTAGCGGCCAAATGACTTCTTTGCGGTTGCTTGAGGCGATTACGGTTACCCTTAATGGACAAACTGACCGATTCTACATCAAACGTGCGCTTAGCAGCTTGCCAATTATTGATGCTTCTATTCTTAAAAGAGCGTACGCTGCCACCACTCCGGATATTGATTTGACGCAGGAAGTGACATGCCCCCATTGCGGAGACACCGCCGAAGTGGGGGTCCCGCTTGATGCGGGCTTTTTTTGGCCTCAACTCTGATTATATGAAGGCTGTCTATGAGCAGTTTTTCTATATGAAATACGTTTCCAATTGGTCTCTTGCGGAACTCTACAGCCTTCCTATTGGCCTTCGCAACTGGTTTGTGGAGCGAACCATCCAACAGAAAGAAGCAGAACAAGAAGAAATTGAAAAAGCTCGTAAAGCCCGAAGCCGCTAAACTGTTCTAACTACTAATTATATATAGCGTTTACTATCTACGAGGGCACCCTTATGCTAAAACAGATTCAAATTGACCTAGAAAGCCTCAAGGGCGATCTTATTCAAGAAGCCGGTACGGCTGTCACCAGAATGGCATCGGACATCAAATGGCTTCTCTATCACATGACAGGCCCCTCGTCAAATCTATTTCCAGGCGGTGTCTATATTAAAGGCACGCGCGGCGATGTTAAAAGGTTTAGCAATGTTATGGGAAAAGAAAAGAAATATATGGACGCTTACCTCAAATATGGCCTTAACGATCCTCGCGTCTTGGGCA